GGAAAGATTTGCCGATGACCAGACCCATGCAGGATTCAGTGTTGAACTCTGATATGGGTCCAGCGGTGATGTATCACCTCTGTCGATTTCCTGAAGAGTGCGACCGTATTGCGGCGCTGGCGCCGATGGTGGCTATTCGGGAGATGGGAAAACTTGAAGCGCGGATTGAGGCTGCTGGAACCGGCCCGGTCTCATCTGCGACATCCGTAACTCAGGCACCTCGACCTATCAAGCCGGTGGGTGGAGGCGCGACAGCTTCGACGGTGCCGCTCGACCAGATGGACTATCAGTCGTTTCGGCGTGCCCGAGAGCGGGGCGCTGGGCGATAGAACGGTTTCGTCGTAGCACCAAGCGAGAACTGTTATGGCTAATACTCTGTTAACCATCTCCATGATCACCAGGGAAGCCCTGATGGTGCTGGAGAACAACTTGACGTTCACCAAGGGCGTCAACCGTCAGTACGACAGTAAGTTCGGGGTCGAAGGCGCGAAGATCGGCACCGTTCTGAACGTCAGAAAACCGCCTCGTTACGTGGGTCGGACGGGCACGGCTATCGGCATTGAAGATGCGACCGAGACGCAGGTCGCGGTGACGCTCGACACGCAGTTTGGTGTCGACATCCAATTCACGTCCGAAGACCTCGCCCTGAAGATCGACGACTTCAGTAAGCGGTTCATCACCCCAGCCGTTGCGACGATCGCGAACAAGATCGACAACGATGGTTTGGGTCTGTACACCTCTATCTACAATGCAGTCGGTGTTCCAGGCACCACACCCAATGCGCTGCTGACGTATCTGTCAGCTGGCGTGAAACTCGATGACAATGCGGCTCCGATGGATGGGGGACGTACCGTGTGTCTCACGCCGTTGATGCAGGCCACGATTGTGGACGCGCTGAAGGGTCTCTTTCAGCAGTCGTCTGCGATTGCGAGCCAGTACCAGCGTGGTCAGATGGGCACCGCTGTTGGCTTCGAGTGGTACATGGACCAGAACGTCAACACCCATACCAGTGGGGTCTTCACGAGCAGTGCGACACCGTTGGTGAATGGGTCAACCTCCACCGGGGCGACGACGGTCGTGACCGATGGGTGGAACTCTGGGTCGTCCACCGTGGTTAAGGGTGATGTGTTTACGCTGGCTGGCGTGAACCATGTCAACCCGCAGAGCCGCCAGTCGACTGGCACGCTCCAGCAGTTTGTCGTTACGGCAAACACCACGTCGTCAGGTGGGGCCATGACTATCCCCATCGATCCGGCCATCAAGACCACGACAGCGTTCCAGACTGTCGATGCGTTGCCAGCGGATAATGCTGCGCTGGTATTCCTGGGTGCTGAGTCCACGCAGTCTCCGACTGGAGTGGCGCACCACAAGGATGCGTTCACCCTGGCAATGGCTGACTTGCCGCTGCCGAAGGGCACCGACATGGCCGCGCGTGTGTCGGACGATCAGTTGGGGATGTCGATTCGTCTCATCAGAGACTACGACATCACGACTGACAAATTCCCATGCCGCCTCGATGTGCTGTATGGGTGGGCGGTCTTGCGTCCAGAGCTGGCCTGCCGCATCCAGGGCTAGTTGTCGTTGTGTTGGGGTTGGGTGGGGTCGACCGCAAGGTCGCCCCCACCTTACTATTCCTTCGCAAGGAGAAGAGGACGCGATGCCTGATTCTGAATATCAGCAGTCATACCCGAAGTGGATCTACGCCAAGCAGGATGGCGCAATTGTTAGTCGGATCGTGAACGACCCCGCTGAGCGTGACAAGCTGGGCGCTGGTTGGGCTGAGTCTCCAGACGGACCGTTTGTCACACAGGCAGTGCCGAAACCGCCTGCCAAGCAGTCGGCGCAGAAATCGCGCCCTCGTAGACGGAAGTAAGCGAGGGCATTGTGACCGCGAATAATCTGATCGAGCGCACGCTCAAGACGATCGGCGTGTTGGCCTCTGGGGAGACACCAACGGCGAGTGACGCGGCTGATGCGTTCACCATCCTGAATGGCATGGTGGATTCATGGGGCACGCAACGACTGACGGTCTACACCACCGCCCGGACGGCCTTCAATCTCACCGCGTCGACCCAGGACTATACGATTGGGACCGGGGGCACGTTCAATATCGTGCGCCCGGTGTGGATCGTGGCGGCCAGTATCATTCCAGACGGAAGCGCTGCATCATCGGAGAAGATAGAGCTTCCGATCTCTTCAGCCTTGAACACCACGCAGTGGCAGCAGGTGGCGATCAAGGGCACGACCAGTACGTATCCCACGGAGTTCTATTACGACAAGGCGTGGACGGCGGGACTTTCCACCATCAGCGTCTGGCCGGTGCCCAACACGAGCAGCTCACAGTTAGTGCTCTACACCCCAACGGCCTTGACGCAGTTTGCCGACCGCACGACGGACTACACGTTTCCTCCCGGCTATGAGGAGGCGTTGCGGTATCAGTTGGCGATGCGCCTGGCTCCGGAGTTTGGGCGACAGATAAGCCCGGAGGTGCATGCACTGGCGCAGGATACGTTTGGAAATATCAAGCGGGTGAACGGCACCACGGAAACGCTCCGTCTCGACCCAGCGCTCTCCGCGCAAGGGGGTCGTTATGACTGGAGGACGGACCAATACCGATGAGGTTTCGTGGATTTGTTGGTCCGTCGTATGTCTCGCAGAGCGTGACAGCTGCTGCTCAGCGCTGCGTCAATTGGTATGTCGAGAACCTGGAGGTGGCAGACGAGCCGGTGCGGTCGGCGCTGTATCCCACGCCGGGATGTGAAACCTTCGCGACTTTCGGTACCGATGAGCCGGTGCGCGGGATGCGCGCCGTGCGCACGGGGGGCACTGACCGCTGCTTTGCCGTGGTGGGAGACACCCTCTACGAGATCGATCCTGCCGGAACGGCCATCGATCGCGGCGTTGTGGAGACCGAAGGGTGTGTCCCGGCCACCTTCTCAGCGAATGTAGACGCCGGAGACGAGGTGTTTATCACCTCTGGGGGGCGTGGGTATATTTTCACGCTGAGCACGAACGTGCTCACAGAGGTGGCAATCGGAAGCACTGCCGAACGACTCGTGGCGCACCAGGGCGAGTTTTTGGATGGCTTTTTCTTGGCGCTCGATCGTAATTCGTCCACGCTCTACCTCTCCGAACTCAACGACGGAGCCGCGACGTGGGACGCCACGCAGTATGCCCAGCGGAGCGCGGGCTCAGACCCGTGGCAATCGATCGTGGTGGCGCATCGCGACATCTGGTTGTTTGGGAAGAATACAACGGAGGTGTGGTACAACGCGGGGACCTCTCCCTATCCCTTTGCGGCCATCCCCGGGGCGTTCATCGAGGAGGGCATTGCCGCGCCTGCGTCAGCGTCCCGCGTGGGGAACACCGTCATGTGGCTCGGACAAAGCGAAGAGGGGTCATGTGTCGTGTGGCGTGCGAACGGCTATACACCGCAGCGCGTGAGCACACACGCCCTGGAATATGCGATTCAGACCTATATGCGCGAGGGGCGCACCGTGAGCGATGCGGTCGCGATGACCTATCAGGACAGCGGTCATATGTTCTATGTCCTGGGGTTCCCGTCCGCCGATGTGACATGGGTGTTTGACAGCTCGACCGGTCTTTGGCATGAGCGTGGAACATGGAGTGCCGCTGATCGCCAATACAATGCGTGGCGTCCGCAGTGCCATGCGTTTGCGTTCAACAAGCATCTCGTGGGGGACCACCTGTCTGGAACCGTGTATGAGATGTCGATTGAAAAGTTCGCTGATGCCGGGGGTGGCCCTATTCGTCGGCTGCGAAGAACTCCGCATTTGAACGTCGAAGATCGAACATTGTTCTATCACAAGCTGCAAATCCGACTAGAGGCTGGATTGGGACTGGTGAGCGGACAGGGAAGCGATCCACAGGCGATGGTGCGCTGGAGTGATGATGGTGCGCAGACCTGGGGGAATGAGCATTGGGTCTCGGCTGGAAAGATTGGCGAGTACAGTGCTCGTGCCGTGTGGCGTCGTTTGGGACGCGGGCGCAATCGCGTGTTCGAGGTGTCTGTGACAGACCCGATTCCCTGGCGCCTGATTGCGGCGAACATTGATGTCACCGAGGGGACGTCCTAAGTGGCACTCCCGGAGGTACCATTACGGAACTGGGTGTTGGCGGACCCGGTCACGGGTGAGGTGTTCGAGCATTTACTGACGCGTGAGTGGGTGCGATATTTTCAAAACACGGCAGACCAGATCAATACAAATGAGACAGACGTTGCGACAAACAAGACGAAGCTGGATGGGTACATCAATGTCGTGTCACAGGGGGCGACTGGAGACGGAGAGACCGACGACACGGTGGCGATTCAGGCGGCAATCACGGCGTGCCCGCAAGGGGGCATGGTGTATATCCCGCCTTGTGCATCAGGCAAGTTCTACAAATTGACCGAGACATTGACGGTGGACAAGGCCATTCGTCTTGTGGGCGCTGGCTATCACGCAGCGTCTGGCGTCTTGGACGGGGCGGTCCTCCGGCAGACTGGGCGTGGTCAGGACGTGCTGTCGTGCAGTGGGGTTGAGGGATTAGTCGTGGAGCATCTGGCGTTGGGTGGGGTGGAGGGCACTGGGAATGCGCTGTCTTTGGGAACCGGCGTCAAGCGGTCCGTGTTCAGCGATCTGTTTATTCCAGGGGCCGGAAACGCAGGCCTTGCGATCGAACTTGGGGAGAATGCGTTGAACACCTACGAGTCCGTGCATGTCTCGACAGGCTTAGGGCTTGATTATGCCACCCCCATCGTGGGGATCGAGGTGTCTGGAGGGCCAAACCTCTGGAGCAATTGCGGCGTGTCGGACGTGGGTACCGGTATCAACCTGAACGGGTATGGCACCTGGGTTGGGCTCCGGCTTCAGGGCTGTGAGACGGGGATTGTCTGGAGCGGCACAGACAGCAATATCGGCAATGTCTTTTTGAATGCATCCGCCACTGGATGCACCACCGTCCATAGCGTGGCCGGAACACCCACGGAGAGCCGAGCGTTGTCGCTGGGCGATGGCAGCGGCGACAATGCGTTCGCGCTCCCATCCACGGTGGGCGTGAACCTGCGCGCCAGCATGACGACGACCGCGCCGACCGCGTCTATATTGACCTCTGGCGACCCCGTGTTTTTCGCGCCCTCGACCGAATCCGCCGCGACGGCGCGAGCGCGGCTAGAGGTTCGGGATCTCAACGCCGAAGCAGAGGGCGGCACCAGCTGGGGGGGGCCGCTTGTGGTAGAGAACACACGGAACGTCAGCAGCCCTGCGACGAACATCTTATCGC